CTAAATTAAATAATGAAATTAATGCTGCTCTTCTAATTCCTCCACTTAATACAGCATCTGCTATATGACAAGCAATATCATGTGCTTCAATTGGTTGAAGTTTTTCACCTGATTCTTTTCTATCTAATATTTTTTGGATTTGGAAAAGACATTCTTTTAAAGGTTCAGGTCCAGGTGCTTTACCTCCAACAGTAATTAATTGAGCACCTTTAGGTCTAATATCTCTAAAATCAAATTCAGGTAATGCATTTGAATATCCAAAATAAGCTTTGGTTAATACTCTAACTGCATCTGCCCATCCTTCAATACTATCTCCTACTAAATAACGTCTTTTTTTCGTTGGTTTTCTTATTTCAGGGAGATTATCAATATGGTGTTTTTGTACTGAATATCCTACTCCACATCCTGAAAGTAATAAAAACATAATTTCAGAAAATGATCTATAATCATCAATAGGTAAATAAGAGCAATTAAAAATTCTTGAATTATTTATTTCAATTGGTTTACCAGAGAATTGTAAAGATCTCATTGATGGGAGAACTTTCTTATCAAAAACTAATTTATAGTTTTCTCTAATTTCATCTTCTAAGTTAGGAAATTTTTCAATATGCATTTCCATATTTCTTGTTACTAACTCTTCCCAAGTTTCTCTTCTCTGTTTTTCAGGAAGGTACTTGGAGTATTTCATATAAACTGTAATTTCTGATAAGATTTGTTGGGAAATGTTCATAATATTTTTTTAATTTTGTTTGTGAGAATAAATATGATTTTTTTTATCTTTCTAGGGAAAAGAATTTGGAAGCTAATAATTTTTTATCAGAAGAAGATACATAATTCTGAGAATTATTTTGTTGAACTTGGGAATCAATTTTATCAGCATCTCCTAATTCTTCTTCATCAATATTTATTTCTCCTGTACTAGTATCAATTGTAGAACCATATGTCATTCCATCAGGACCATATCTATTTTTAACAATATGCCATCTACCAGTACCATTAAGTTTATCTTTTCTTTTTCTAGAAAGAGATACACTAAAGTCAGCAATTTGGAGTTTTGTATATGAACCTCCAATTTTATCTCCTTCAGCAATACTATCATTAGCTCCTGCTCTATTCATTTGGCAAGGACTTAAAATAGGAAGTTTTAATTTACGAGCTAATCCTCTTCCTGCTAAAAATATATCATTGGTTTCATCTAATTTATTGTCTCGTTTTGTTTTAGATTTTAATAAATCCAAATAGTCTATAATAATTAAATCTGCTTTAAAACCTTGAGATAAACATTTTTTATAATGAGATTCTATTGTAGAAAGAGTTGCATAACCTGCTGTAAATTCTTTAATGATTAGTTTACCATCAAGTTTTTCTAAGGCTGTTTCTACATCTTTTTGATAGTTTTCTATTTCATTTACTTTTACACCTATTAAATTAGCATCAAATCTTTTACCAACATAACTTTCAGCTAATTCACCTGTATAATAAATTACATTGTATCCTAATTTAGCAGCATGAACAGCAGTTGCAACACAAGCCCAACTTTTACCACCACCAGGACCTCCAATAATTAAAAATAAATCTCCTTCTCCAATTCCTCCTTTAGTAATACTATTGAATGCAGGCCAAGGAAGTGGAATAGGATTTCTTAAATCTTTTTTATATCTAGTTTCCATGTCTTTATTATATTCATGGCCTATACTTCTATCTTGACCTGCTCTTAAAGCACTATCAATTAGATTTCTAATATCATCATAACTTCCTGCTTCTAATAGACTTACTGATGATAATAATGCTTTTTTTAATTGTTGGTTTTTTAGAAATCCTAAAAACTCATTTTCAATAAAATTCATATCATCAAGTGATTTGATTTTATAAATTTCTTTTAGAGCTTCAGTAATTGCTACTTTTAAAACCTCATTTTTTACCTTTTTTATTTCAATTTTAAATACATCAGGTGTAATAGTAGTATTATATTCTTTGTAGTATTTTATAATAGTTTCTATAACCCATTGATGAGCTTCAGATTCATAATATTCTGGTGCTAGAATATCGAATATTTGGGTTAAAAATGATTTATCATGTATTAAGGAATATATGGATTTAATTTGAAATGAATAACCATATTCTGATAACTTGTTTACTTGTGGGGCCATATATTAATTTATTTTTTTAATGAAAATGAATATAAAGAATTAAAAGTTTCTATTAACCATAAATCTAGGTTTTTTATAGAATCCTGTAATTTGTCATTGATATAAAGTTTTTTAAATTCAAAAACATTAAATTGGAGTTTTCCATTATTTAAAGTTTCTAATATAAATTCAATATCATTATCCATTATTTTAGGATTTGATAGGTCCATTAATTCTTTATTTATTTTTATTTGATTTTTATTATTTAAGAGATTTTGATAAATAATATGATTGTCTTTATTTTTCTCACAATGATCAAATATGTCTTCTAAAGTATATTTTTTATCCTCTAGAAGGAAATTAAATAATTTGGGAATTTTTTTCTCTCCTAATCCTTTAACTTTTGAAACATTATCTCCTTTATCTCCTATTAATGTTTTATATAAGAGATAATTTTCAGGATATATATTGTATTTTTCTTTAACTTGGGTTTTATAAAAATGTTTTTTAAGTAAGGGATTAAACACTGTAATTTTATCATCTATTAATTGATAGAAATCATTATCTGCACTTACTATAGTAATATTAGATGAAATTAATTTAAAATTACTTGAAATAAATGCGATAACATCATCTGCCTCTACTTTATCAATGGATATTAATGTTACTGGAAGTAAGCTCAAATATGTTACTAGATGATCTAATTGATTGTTTATAGAGGTAAGTTCTTCGGTTTTGGTTTCAAATAGGTGTTTTTTTACTAGTTTAAGATTAGATCTATTAGATTTATAATCACTATCAATCATTTTTTTAGTATTTGAATTTCCTTCTCCATCAAATACTATTATTACCCTAGTAGGTTTATGTAACCTAATATACCAACCTAGTCCTTTTAAAAACCCAGTTAATCCCCCTATATGATTTCCATGTACATTAATGTGGTTAATAGCGCTAAAGGATCTCATAAAGAGATTCATAGCGTCCACTATTAGTATATTGGAATTTAAATTATGGGGGGATGAAGGGTTATTATCTAGAGAATCGAGTATATCTAAATATTTATTTTTCATTAATCCTCACTAATCTCTATAATATTATTTACATCTTCTTTCACATCCGCTTCTTCTTCAATATCAAAATCACTTGATCCTAATATTTTAGCCCATTCATTTGAATGTTGTTTTTTATATGAATCAATAGCTTTTTTATCATCATAAATAAAACCATGAGGAGTAGCTATAATTTTAGTTGAAGTAGTAATACCTGTAATGTGGTTTTTTTCAATCTGTACTTTAGTTCGTTTTCCAAATTCTACTTCTTTTCCATCTTTAGTAGCTTTTATTTTACTAGTACCTTGATTGGTTACATTACCGAAAGTAACTAATAAAGAACAATCTGAATACATAGTTTCTCCATTCTTATTCTTTATTTTAGGCATTTCCATAAATGATGCTGGTTTAGCAACCCATATCTTATTAACACAGATTAATGTATTAGTATATGGTTGTCCTACTTTACGAGACATAATAATCAATTGGTTAATAAAGTTACCAAATTGAGTACTCATAGCACCTGCATTCCATTCATTATTATTCTTTTTAGATTCAATAGACATTAAACAAGGAATTGATCCAATTGAATCCCATAAAAATGCTAAATCACAAGGTAGGTTACCTTTTTTCTGTTCATCAAGTAAATCAGCAATAAAAGCAGCTACATCTTCAATTGATTTTAAAGTAGATCTATCAATATAAATAAAATTACCTTTATATGTAATTTCACCTGTTTCTTCATCTACTTCTTCTTCAACCTCAAACCCCATCATTTTAACATGTTCCCAGCTCCATTTCATTTCTGTAATAATAAATACAGGAAGTTTACCCATTTTTTGGGCACTAGCTGCTGCTTCAATCATTAATGTTGTTTTACCTGTATCAGAGTGTCCTCTAATTATGGTTATATGTCCAACAGGGATTCCTGGAACCCCTGTTGCTTCTTGAAATGCTTTGGATACTGGTATCCATTCTTCTTTTTTAAATCCTATATTTTTATCAAGGGATTTATTTTTCTTGAATTTTTCTAAATCAAAGCCACCATTAATTTTCTTACTAATATTTCCTTTAATTTTTTCGAGAGTATCTCCCTTAGTCTCTTCGACTTTACCTGGTCTAGCCATAAATTGGATTTTTTAAATATTAAAACTTATTTTAGTCTTCGTCCTCTTCATCATTATCATCAAATAATTCATCAAAATCTTCTGATTTAGGAGTTTCTTTTTTACCTTTAACAGTATCAGATTTTTCAAATTTTTGAGGTGTTTTTGTAGGAGTAGGAGTTGATGTTTCTTCTTCTCCATCTTCTATATTTTGGAGATATTCTTTAAGGATACCTTTCATTTCATCATATCCGTATTTTGGTAAAAGTTCCAAAATGTTCTTTTGATCAGTAATTAGTGATTTAACTAATTTAGAATCTTCTGAGATTGGTGATTCTTTAGGTTTAACACGAATTGTAGATGTGTTATATTTTTTACCTGTATCTTCTGGTGAGAGGGTTTCAATAGTAATATCTCTACCTTTAGTAATATCAGTAATATCACCATAATCTTCATCAGCCATAATTCCTAAAAGTTCTTGATAAATTTCTTTACCAAATTCCCATAAACGTGGTCCTAATTCTTCTTCACCTCTAACAATTACTTGTGCAAAGATACGAAGTTTCGGTTCAATTTTTTTAGCTAATTTCCAATCCTCTTTTCTTATTTGTTGAGCAAACTCAATAATAGGGTCTTTTTCATTTTCAAAATTGGTCAAAGCGCTCATTTTGCTTTTGCCAATACCATAATGAATTAGTACCTCAGAAAACGGATTTTCCTTATCAAATTTGTTAGGTAAAATACGGATTTGACATTTTCCTACTGGTGGTTTCCAGTAATTCTTTTTGTAATCTTCTTTCCTACCTGAAGATGAAGATTTCGATTGCAGCGCTGATAAGCGTTGCTTCAACAGTGTGACATTTGCCATAAACTAATTTATTAATTATTAAAGATTTTATAAATTTTGATAGGGAATATTTTAAGTTCTCTATCCCTTATAAGTAGTAACTTATTTTGATAATTTTCCCATTCAACTTTGTTATTAGATAAATTATTATTATCTCTATTTTCAGCGGGAATTGTTATTTTTATTAATTCATTTAACGCATTTATTGTATAAAGTGTGTTGGATGCTTTTTTCCTATGTAAAAATATAGTATTAGGGAGTAAGTGATGAACCAGGTTATACTCATCTTCTATATTGTATGTTATTATATAATCAGTTATGTCAGGTGTCTTAAATATGAATATTTTTTTATTTAAAATGGGATATTCATTTATCAATAAGTGACATGTTTGGTTTAATTGGTTTGCCTGTATGAAGTTGCAGAATAATTTTTTCATGATTTTGTAATGAGATTACTCAAATTTGTTCCATATTTTATTTTTAAAGAAAAATCATCCTCAGTTAATATTGATTTTATTTGTTTAAGAAGAGAAACTCCATCTTCATTAGAATAATCAATTAAGAATGAATCATAAGTATACAACACTAATTTACTTTTTTTATTTTTTAATAAACTAAATATATCTTTTATTTTAATAGAATTATATTCAGTTTCAAATGACTGGATATAATAGTTTAAAATTTTATGAGGTGAATTATCATCCCCGTCAATATATATATGTTTCTTACTAAGGAACGAGCTAATATATCCATTTTCTAAAAATTCAGTGTAGAGTTTTTTGGTTAAATTATTTACTTTATTGAAAAATTCAATATCGTATTCGTTTCTTCCTCCATATAATATTCTAAAGGTAATTTGTTTTGCTTGTTTATATAATTCTCCTACTATTTTTTCACCTGGAAAGTAATATTGGGCTAAATATTTGTGGGGATTTTTTGTAGGGAATTTATAATCAATTAATTTGGCTAATAAAAATAAGTGATAGGATGAATAATCAAATTCAAAAAAACAATCATTTAAGGGTTTATATCGTGCTTTATCGTCTTTAGTTAATGCTAAATAGTTAATACCATTATGTGTGAAAGAAGGACGACCAGTTAATGTATATAAATTAAATAATCCATATTCTATCTCATTGTTTGTATTCATAATTCCCTGTTTTTCTAACCAGAAAAATGTGGGGATAATGTTTTCAATATAATATTCATAACCTGATGGGGGATTATTAGGTAAATTAAAATCTACCAGGGAATCAAATGTATTTCCTATTTCATAATGTTTGCTTAATGGTATATAATAATTAATGTTTTTATGTTGAGAATATTTTGAATAAAAAACATCATATAAAGATAAATTAATGTTTATTTTTTTATTAGTAAGAAAATTACACAACAGAATGCTTGTGAGTTTTTTATTTAATTTTGGGAAAAAATAAAGTAATATTTTTTTATCATAACATAACACATCATCTAATTGTTTTAAGTAATTGTATATTTCTTTAAATTCAATATTAAATGAATCAGGATGATTAATATTAATTATATATTTAGTTTCGTCAGGAAAAAGAATATATAGAGCAATTAGATTTGAATTAACAGGGTGATTTCTGTTATCATCTAATATAGGATAAACAAAACATGATTTATGTGAAAAAGAAAATAATTGTTCTTTTTCTTCAATTATATACATTCAAAACCTTTTAATTAAAAATATAACTAATTTTTTAAATATCCAAATTTTTTATTGGGTTGTTCTTGAAAATTGAGAAAGATTAGATTGAAGTAAATTTACTAAACCTAACATTTCTTTATTGTTTTGAGAAATAGTTTTATAGTTTATGGATTTAGTTTCATCTAAAAATTTTTCGGATGAAGTTAGTTTCCATTTTATTTCTATTACTTTATATAAAGCATAGTTATGTTCAGATTTTTGAGAGATTATTTTATTATATGTTTTTTCAGAAATTTCAATTATTGAACCATATGGTTCGTTTATTTTTTTAGTGAAATATCGTTTTATATATCCTATAGAATATTCTTTTTCTGTTGGTTTAGGGAGATGTGAAGGGATATCTTGATATGTTTTTATTTCAAAAATATTTGAAGGAATTAATCTATCATAAAAAATCCTATCAATTGCTGACCTTAAATAAAGAGATAAAGCATCATTAAGGTCTTTAGTATCTAATATTAATGATCTAGTATTTTCATCATAATTAGATAGATCAGGGGTATCAGGATTAATTCCTCTTATAAATTGAGAAATATTTGGAGGGATTTGCCCTCCTAAATTATTAGAAAGTTGATTTAAATTATTATTTATCTCATTACTAAGATTTTGGATAGTATTATTATCAGGTTTGGAATTTTCAGGGGATGAAGATTTAATAATTCTTTTAGATAGTGGAGTAAGAATTGCTCCTGAGAAGTATACTTTTCCAAATAAAGAAACATAAGGACCTTCATATGGTCTACGTGTTTTTGCAAATATGAATTCATTTTTATTTGCAAATAAACCTTTTTTTATTATATTTTTAGGAGCATTCAT